CCGCAGCCTGCTTATCATGTGATATGTGGTTAGATTGCCGTCTTGTGTACGGGATGTCAACCTCCACCGTTGTGTTTTGCACCTGCGGAGAACTTCACACTTGGATGTGCAAGGATCTCGGACGGTATGCGCCCCACCCCAACAACTAGGATTTCCTGTAGAATTCAGCTTCATACCCTTCCGCACCCAGGATCAAGCCCTCGGCCCACGATGGCACGATGCCCATGATCCTGCCGACTTCGTCGACCTCCATTGCTTTCGGTGCTTCAATGACCACCTCGTCGTGGATGTGCATCACGATGCGGCACCCGGCGGCCTCGAGTTGCTGCATGGCATGGCACAGCAGATCCCTAGAAATTCCTTGTACACAATTCTCTACCCCTTTGGGCCCAAAAGTATCGATGCGTTCCCATTTCTTCGTAGCGCCCACGCCCTCGTAGGTTACGCAACTACTACCAAATGCGTTGGTGCCAATCCGAGGCTTCACATAGGCAAGCCTTCGCCCAGAAGGGAGTGTGATGAACAGGAATCCGCTCTCATATGAGAACCTGATACCGTGCGTGTGGGTTGAGGTCTTCTCCCTTACGGCTTCCTTCACCGCTTTGTCGACATCCCACCAGAGCTGGACGATGTTCGGATTGGATTGGCGCCAGGCATCGACCAGAGGTTTGAGTTCATCTTCGGTCATGCCGGACTCGAGCGCTCCCATGGCTTTGAGTGCTCCAACGGAGCCCCCGTAGCCGCAGTTGTGGACAAGGACACCCGAAACGGTGTAGCGATGATGTGCTCCTGCATTAAGGATGTCGTATACGTTGCATGCTCGCAGCACCTTCGGGGCATCATTGGAACCATGAGATTCTCGCTTTCCTTGATGGCTACCGGTGGATATCGCGTGTTCACCATCTGCTGTTCACACCAATTGCGCCCTGCACATGGCAGCGAGCCCAAACTGTACTGCTTTACCCATCCCCTCGACCCAGACAAGATGGTTGGCAGTCGCGGTGAGTCCTCCGTAGGTGATCACGTCCCGTATTCCCTTGCAGATGATACCCCCGTGCGATACCCAGCTCTTCCCATCCCAAAGCAGATGGTCGGTCGTCACGTGCTCGATCGGCACGAGACCCTGATCGGTAAGTACCAGCTGGCCTTCTGCGATACAGGCGAGCTCGGCCTGCTTGCCCTTTTGCCTGAGGTGTCCGTTCTCCCCATGCTTGGTGACGGTGCAGTGGAACATCCGAGATGCGGTGGCACAGTAGATGTCCCCATCCTCTCCGAAGATATCCATGCGCCAAGTCTCGCCGGCGAGCCAGGAGAGCACCCGTGCCTCGATGGCCGAGAAGTCCGAGACAATGAACCGACATCCTTTCCTGGGGATGAAGGCTGTTCTAACAAGCTGGGAAAGCGTATCAGGCACATCGCCATAGAGCAGCTTCATCGCCTCATAATCACCACCCTTCACCAGGGCCCTGGCGACGGCAAGATCCTCGATGCTGTTGCGTTTGAGATTTTGGGCTTGAATTTGCCTCCCTGACCACCTTCCGGTACGATTGGCCCCGTAGAACTGGAACAAGCCCCGGGCACGATCGTCGGAGCAGGCGGAGTTCTCCATCGCCTGGTACTTCCTGATCGAAGATTTGGACAGACCCAGCCTGAGCTCGAGCACCTCACGGATCTGGCGCGGGGCATCGGGTAACGCAGCTTTCACATCCTTCTTGCCCAGCGATTCAACCTCGAGACCGTTCTCGGCGAGCCAGGTCTTCACCTGCGATACCGAGTTGGGATTCTCCAGATCGGTGAGCTCCTTCATCCGACAAACCAGCTCATGACGAGATTGGCTGTCCATTTTGATGGCTCTTTGGACCAACTCCCTGTCGATCAGCACGCCGCGGTCGTTGATACGTTGGTCAAGGTGATACTCATCCCAAATGGCATCGGGAACGGGGAATTTTTCCAAGCGCCGGTGGATGGCGAGCTCGACCTCGACATCACGCCTGTTGTAGTCGACGAAGAGCTTCCACTTATCTGGAGCATCGGCAGGACGGTTCCTCCTGCGTCCCCCATTGGTGATCGTGGGGGCACACGGGAGGCAAAAATAGCGGATGAGATCCTTTCCCTCTGAGAGCTTCTGCTTCTCCAAGCCCAGCACCGCACCCACTCCCATGAGCGACAGCGGCAACCCCAGGTACGCCGACCAGATCATCGTACACCGCCACGAGACCGGATCGAGATACGTACCGGCCGGCAGTCCCAGATAACGCGAGAGGCAGATACGCTCGAATGCCGCGTTGAACGCCCACTTGACCACACCGGGATCGGTGAGCGCTTCGAGGATGTCCTTGGGCATCGGTTCTCCCTGGGCAAGATCGACGACATGCACCGGTCCGCCATCGACACTGTAGCCGAACAGGAGGATCTCGAAGTCCTCGGCCTCGCAATACCGAAACACTCCGCTTTTGGCGAGGTTCTCTGAAGAATACGATTCAATATCCAAATTCAAGTAATGCATCCTAGGCTCCTGGTATTGGTGATCGGTTGTAGGCAAAGAGAAGAGTGGGAGAACGGCAGTCGCAGCCACCGCCCTCCCCGCTTGCGATCAGGCGAGGAAATCATCCTCGTCGTCGGTGGCGAAATCGCTCTCGGCGCTCGCCCTACCACCCAAGGGCTCCCCGTCGCGCAAGACCTGCAGGTTGTTCAACCCGCATGCTATGCCGCGGTTGCCGTTGGAGTTGAACGCATAGAAGGAGATCGAAGCACGCCCATAGACACCCGAGTACACCTCGGTGCGGCTGATCACCGGGTTGCAATTGGCGTCCACGATACCCGGCGCGGTGGCACTGTTGGCATTGACGAAGTACGCTCCCTCGTACGCCGCATCGTCGGGGCGGTCGATGTCCCCGTCACGCAGGGGATTCTTCAGCGAAGAAAGCGGCGGGACGCTCTTGCCATTACCCTTCAGCTTCGCCTCCCCCTCGGCATACGCTGCCTCGATGGCAGATCGGATCTTCTGCACGGTGGCCTTGTCGCTTTTGGGGATGATCAGCGATACCGAGTACTTGGGCGTGCTGCCGTTGATGGACTTGGGTTCCCAGATTGCAAGGTACGACCATCTGGTGTCCTTTCCGGTGATGACTTTGGTGCTTGCTTGTGTTGACATTTACTTATCCTCCATGTCAGTGAAATCGTTTATCGTGATCGCCGGCCGTTTGTCGCCCTCCGGCACGAGCGTCGGTTTGCCTTTGGGCTTGCATACATACGGGCCCAAGATCTCATTGAATCGCGTCCTTCCCAGCAATTCGGTCATTGCCGTGATTCCCAATACCTTGTGCTCGAACGGATCGAAGCCCGCGGTTCGCACCGCATCGGCAACAGAATCCTCATCGGTGTAGCGCCGTATCGAGCGCCCCTCCACCAGCTTGAATCCCTCGAGTGTCCCCCCTCTCTCCAAAAGCGAGAAAGCATAGGCCTTGATGTCACTCACCCAAGAGGCCAGTTCGTCTGCCTGCCCCAGGATCGCGGCGATCTCGTGATCTCCCAGCAGGACCGGTTTGGCGAACTCGTATCTGGCGAGCTCCAGGTTCGCCTCGGCACGCTTGCGGCAGGTGGCCTTCACCTTGCAAAAGCGGCAGTGCGCACCCGAGCAGAAATCCCCCTCGCCTTTGAATGCGAGATCGGCACGGGGTTTCACATACGTCTCGGCCCAATCGATGAGCTCGTCGGATCCCATCGTGAACGTTCCCACGTTCGCCAAGCGCGGCTGGAACACCGTCATCGACACCTCATCCACTTCGTACAGCGGGCCGAACATCCCCAGTGCCCCCAGCGCGTAGAGCATCATCTGCGTGTTGCGCTCGGCCGAGACGGGCACCCCCTGGCCGTACTTGAAGTCGATCACGTGCAGCTTGCCGTCGGACACGATGATGCAGTCGGCGGTCCCCGAGCACTCGCTCACATACGAGCTGATGTCCACCCTCTGCTCCAAAAGGATGATCGGATCCTTTCCAGCATCCTTCTCATGCTGCAATGCCTCGAGGACGAAGGTGGCGTACTCGTCGGCGCAGCCCTCCATCTGCTCGTTGTGGAACCCCAACGAAGGCCTGGGGTCCTCGGCTTCGATGCCGAGTGCAAGCTTGACCTTGTACTCACACAACGCGTGCGCCTCGGTGCCCTCCTGGGCGAACAGGCTCGGACCCTCTGCGATGTGCTCGCACAGGCGCGCCGAGGGCGGGCATGCGGTCCACCGCGCGGCAGACGATGGCGATAGGAGTGCATGGCTACCCATTGCCAAGCCTCCTGATGTCGCGCAGGAACGACGGGTAGTACTCTTCCTTGAGATCCTCGAGGCCCGTCGCCCCATGGTGTTCGAAGACCGCAGCGAATGCATCCTCCAGTCCCTCGCGCTCCTTCTCGGCCAATGCCTGCTCGATATCGGCCATCGTCGCACCCAGGCACACCGCCTCGTCCAGCAGGTCACGATACCGCTTCGGGTCGACCTCCGAGAGCCGGGGAGCGCCGTACCTCTCCAGCAGCCTCTTGATCCGTGCGGTATGCCCATCGCGGGACTTGTCGGCGAGGACCGATCGGACCTCGACCAGCGTCAGCGCCTTGGGCTCTGGTTTGGGTTGTGACTCAACCTTAGCCGGCTCCTGTTGTTCCCACTTCGCCTGCAACGCCGCAAGGGCATCAGAAGCGGTAGTCAGGATAGTCATGGCCTCTGCGATGCAGGCCCTCGTCTCTTCTCTCATGTGCTTCCTCCTCCCGTATGCTCATCCGATCCTTGGCCGAAGCTGCCATCAGGCGCTTCGCCAACCTTTTCGCCACCGCGCTGATGGTCATCAGCACCTCGGCGATATCCTCGTCGGTCTCGTGCTCGCTCCGGCGTCTTGTGCGTCGTTCTTCCATCCGCATCTCCTTCGAGAGGCCGTTCCCATCTTCGCCCCTCAACACCTTCCGTATGCGGCGGGGATTTTGACCGACAGAAAGTGGAAGTTTTTTTTCTGAAAAATTCTTGAAGAATTTATCGGTCAAATCGCGCATGGCGTCCGGAAGGCTATGTGGGGAGATAAAAACCCGCAGAACCTGATGAAGGAGGATTCGTGTGAATCGATTGAACAACGAGGGGTATCCGGACCCCACACCCTATGAGGCATTCAAGGACATGGAACAAAAGGAGCGGCAGGCCAGGCATGCATTCCGGCCGATCGTCTATATCTGTTCGCCCTATGCGGGGGATATCGGGACGAATGTGGAGCGCGCACGGCTGTACAGCCGCTTCGCGGTGGACTCGGGCTACATGCCCCTGACGGTGCACCTGCTGTATCCGCAGTTCATGTACGACGACGATCCCACTGAGCGTGAGCTCGCGCTGCGCTTCGGCACCATCCTGATGAGCAAATGTACCGAAGTGTGGGTGTTCGCGGCCCACGGGATCTCCAACGGGATGGCGAGCGAAATCGCCTATGCCCGTCGCAAGGGATACCTGCTGCGCTACTTCGATGCCGAGTGCCGGGAGGTGCAGGGATGAACGCGATCAAGCAAAAGAGCTGGGGGTACGGTTTTCCGGTAACAGATGGAGGAAAAGAACCATGGAATTGAGCACCAATACATGTTTGGAACAACCAAGAAACATCAGCATGGATGCGCTGATCCACATCACCTACCGTGGTGACAAGCCGACCGTCAGCGGGAGGGAGCTGCACAAAGCGTTGCAGGTGGCCACTAAATACAGTACTTGGTTCGCGCGCATCCGTCACCTCGGGTTTGTCGAGGGAAAGGATTTCTACGCAAACTCGCGCAACAATACCGGAGGACGCCCGAGCATCGACCATGAGATCACCATCGCGATGGCCAAGGAGCTGTGCATGCTGCAGCGCTCGGCGGCCGGTCGCAAGTTCCGCCAATACTTTCTTGAATGCGAACAGAACTGGGAATCACCGGATCAGCTCATGGAGCGTGCCCTCGCCATTGCAAAAGCGCGAAATGCCGAAGCAGAACGGCGAATCAGGGCAGAACATGGGTTGCCCCGAGGTCTGACTGCATTCCTCGAAAGCAGCGACCCGTATGACAGTTTCGATCACACAGGTGAGGACTTCCTCAAGGAGACACTATGAACACACAACCCGTCAAGGTCGCGCTCTGCAACCGCAAGACCGACCGAAAATACAAGAACCGCGAGATGTCCTGGCAAGAGCTCAAGGACCGTAATGCACACCCCATACGCACCTCCGAGACCATCGAAGAGTACCCCAGGCTGCCAAAGACGCAGCGCGACCAGCTGAAGGACCAGGGGGGCTTCGTCGGCGGCTGGCTGAAGGAGGGCCTGCGCAAGAACGGGCACGTGATCTCTAGGACCGTGGGATCCCTCGATGCCGACCATATCGAAAGCGGTGACGACTTCCCCGCCAAGGTGAAAACAGCCTTGGAAGGCGTCTCGTTTTTCATCTACAGCACCCACAGCCACACAGCAGAGAATCCCCGCTACCGCGTGGTGATCCGCTTCTCCCGTGAGGTGGGCGAGGACGAGTATCCCGCCGTCATGCGCATGGTCGCCAAGCACATCGGCATGGACTTCTTCGACGACTCTACCTACCAGGCCAACCGCATGATGTACTGGGCGAGCTGTCCGTCGGACGCCGAGTTTGTGTTCGCAGACCAGGACGGCGAGGCATTGGATCCCGATCGGTACCTGGGCATGTACCACGATTGGAAGGATGCCTCCCAATGGCCGGTCAGCTCGCGCCAGTCCGAGGTGATCCGAAGCTCGATGACCAGCCAAAGCGATCCGCTGGCAAAGGATGGCCTGGTGGGAGTGTTCTGTCGTGCATATCATCCGATCGACGAGGCCATCGAGACTTTCCTCTCCGATGTATACGCCCCGTCCGTCCAGGAGGGTAGATATGATTACCTCCCGGCCGACTCGAGTGCCGGCGTGGTGGTCTACGACGGCAAGTTCGCCTACTCCCACCATGCCAGCGATCCCGCGTGCGACAAGACGCTCAACGCCTTCGACCTGGTGAGGATCCACCGATTCGGCGACGACGATCCGACCGAGACCTTCAACGCGATGGCCGACCTGGCCAGCAAGGACGAGCGCGTGAAAATGCTCATACTTGCTGAGCGCCAAGCCAAGGCAAGACAGGAGTTCTCCACCGATGGCGATGCAGAGGCGTGGAAGAAGGGCCTGGATCGCGAGAAGCGCTCGATGGTCCTGAAGAACTCGCTGCACAACCTCAAGCTCATCCTCGAGAACGACAAGGCGTTGCGACACATCGTGTTCAACCAGCTGCTGGACGCCATCGAGATCACCGGCGAGGTGCCCTGGCAGCATCCGTCGAGGTTCTGGCGCGATGCGGATGACTCCCAGCTCATCAGCTACATCGATGCCAACTACGGCACTTTCAGCTCTCGCAACTACGACATCGCGATCTCCAAGGTCGCCGACGACCGCTCCTACCACCCCATCCGCCAATACCTCGACGCACTTCCCGCCTGGGACGGCCATGTGCGTGCCGAGCGGATATTCATCGACTACCTCGGGGCCCCCGACACCCTCTATACCAAGAGCGTCACCCGCAAGACCCTGTGTGCGGCCTACAAGCGCGTGATCACCCCGGGGTGCAAGTTCGACAGCATGCCGGTGCTCTGCGGGCCGCAGGGAATCGGCAAGAGTACCACGATCGCCAGGCTCGCGGGTCCGTGGTACTCCGACAGCCTGCATCTGAGCGATACCAAGGACAAGACGGCAGCCGAGAAGCTGCAGGGTTATTGGATCCTGGAGGTCGGTGAGCTCGCCGGACTGAGGAAGGCCGAGACCGAGACCCTCCGCTCCTTCATCTCGCGCCAGAACGACATCTACCGCGCCGCATTCGGCCGCCGCGCAACCCCCCACCCCCGCCAGTGCATCTTCATCGGCACCACGAACGCCCAGAGCGGCTATCTGAGGGACATCACCGGCAACCGGCGCTTCTGGCCGGTCAATACTCCCGGCGGTGGTGAGAAGCGTCCTTGGGAGATGGACGACGACGAGGTGAGGCAGATCTGGGCTGAGGTCAAATGCCTCGTTGAGGCGGGCGAACAGCTGTATCTGGAGCCCGAGGTCGAGGCCATGGCGAAGGACGAGCAGCTTGATGCGCTGGAAGCCGACGAGCGCGAGGGAATCGTGGCCGACTACCTGGCGACCACACTCCCCTCCAAGTGGGATGCGATGGATCTCGGAGACCGGAGAGCCTATCTCGACGGCTTCGGTTTCGTCGACGGCAAACCCTCTGGCGAGTGCATCCGGACCAAGGTGTGCACCATGGAGATCTGGTGCGAGTGCTTCGGACGTGAACGCTCCATGCTCAGGCGTGGAGACTCCAACGAGATCGTCGCGATCCTGCTCAAGCTCGGATGGAATCGCAGCGAGACCAAGGAGCGCGTGGCGTTGTACGGACCGCAGTTCGTCTTCACTCCTTCTGTTCCTGAAAATGTGGCTTCTACATGATGAAGTTCACAGGAACAGCACGCCAGCTGTTCCTGTGTTCCCACCAAGGCGACAGGAACATGCATGGGTACACTCCATGACCTGTTGCCATCTATACAATTACGGAGGATCTGTTCCTATGTTCCTGAGATATCATTTGTCATCATTATCAATACTATATGGGGAGAAGACCGGCGCGGCATGCCCGTATGCGCATATACACGCGTATAGGGTTTTTTTGGCACTTGGGAACAGCGTCAGGAACAACCTCAAGGGTTGTGCTGTCAGGAGTGCCATATGAGCGGCGAAATCTATAGCAAGGCATACATCGCGCGATGCCACAGGACACTCAAGGAATGGGGTGCTCCTTTGAATGGTTGGTTCGTATTCAACACCTACGATTGCCTCGAGGAAGCGAACGAGCTGTTCACCTGCGAGCTGTGCGGATGCACGCAGGTGCGGTTCGTGCATGAAATGGAGCACCAACAATATTTCGAGCGGATCTCGGTGGGATGCATCTGTGCGGGGATCATGGAAGGCGACATCCTTGCCGCCAAAGAGCGTGAGCGACTGGTGAGGAACCGCTCGAAGCGGAGGAAGAACTATCTGAAACGCTTATGGGATCACACATCTTATGGAGTATCTCTCCTCAGGTATCGGGGTGAAGTCCTCAAGATTTACGAAAGCCATGTCCACCCCGGGCACTTCACAGCCAGTTTGGGCGACAAGAGTGCTTCGCGTCACAAGGGAAAGCCCATCACCAACTTCCTGATGGCAGTCCATGCGGCGTTCGATCTGATCGATCCTGTAGAGGAGATCTGGAATGCGTGAACAAGAGATTGAACAACAATTAGTGAGAGAAGTGAAGAAGAAGGGGGGCCGGGCTGTGAAGTTCACCAGCCCAGGCTTCGACGGGATGCCCGACCGCCTGGTGCTGCTGCCAGGTGGCAGGTGTGGGTTCGTGGAAGTGAAGGCCCCGGGAAAGAAGCCGAGGGCACTCCAACGGGTAAGGCATGAAATGCTCAAGGATCTGGGGTTCAAAGTATACGTCCTGGATGCCATAGGGCAGATAGAGGAGATCATCAATGACATATGCAGCGCATGACTACCAACAGTATGCGAGCGACTTCATAGAGACACACCCCGTGGCTGCTATTCTTATTGCCTGCGGACTTGGCAAAACGATCATCACACTGACGGCGGTGCTCAACCTGCTCTTCGATTCCTTCGAGGTGCGCAAGGTCCTGGTCATCGCACCCCTTCGTGTGGCCCGGGACACGTGGCCGGCAGAGATCGGCAAGTGGGACCACCTTCAGCTGCTGAGGGCCTCGGTGGCCGTGGGCAGCACGGTTGAGCGGATCTCAGCCTTGGAGCGCAAGGCTGACCTGTACATCATCAATCGGGAGAACGTGCAGTGGCTCATCGAGGAGAGCGCGCTGCCCTTCGACTTCGACATGGTGGTCGTCGACGAGCTCTCGTCGTTCAAGAACCACCGCTCCAAGCGCTTCAGGGCTCTGATGAAACGCCGCCCTGAGATCCGTCGTATCGTGGGACTCACCGGCACCCCTGCAAGCAACGGCCTGATCGACCTCTGGGCACAGTTCAAGCTGTTGGACAAGGGAGTGAGGCTGGGAAGGTTCATTGGAGCTTATCGGGATGCATACTTCAGGGCGGACAAGCGAAGCGGCCAAGTGGTGTTCAGCTACAAGCCCGCTCCGGGTGCCGAGGAACGGATCTACCAGGCGATCGGAGACATCGCCATCTCCATGAAGGCAACCGACCACATCAGGATGCCTGAACTCGTTTCCAACGAGTACCGTGTTGCCCTCAGCGATGATGAGCGCGCGGCCTATGAGAAGCTTCGCAAGGAACTGGTCTTGGATTCCTCGGGCGGGCAAGTGACGGCCGCGAATGCAGCAAGCCTCTCGGGCAAGCTGCTGCAGCTGGCCAACGGCGCGGTGTACACCGATGACGGCAATACCATCGCCCTCCACGATCGAAAGCTCGATGCGCTGGAGGATCTCATCGAGGCAGCAAACGGCCAAAGCGTGCTGGTGGCCTATTGGTTCAAGCATGACCTGGCGCGGATCATCGGAAGATTGGAGAAGCTGGGACTCGCGTTCTCGACTCTCGATACCAGTGAGAGTATCCGTGTGTGGAATGCCGGCGGATTGCCAGTCGGGTTGATCCACCCTGCATCGGCCGGGCACGGGCTGAACCTCCAGAGTGGCGGCAACTGCCTGATCTGGTTCGGCCTGACCTGGAGCCTTGAGCTGTACCAGCAGACGGTGGCACGCCTGTGGCGTCAGGGACAGCAGTCCGAGACCGTGGTGGTCCAACACCTCATCGCCGGGGGTACCATCGACGAGCGTATCATGCGGGTCCTCTCGGGCAAGGCCCACACCCAGGATGCCCTGATCGAAGCGGTGAAGGCCGAACTTAATGGAGGATTGCGATGACCGAGGCGAGCATGAGGCATCTGGCGGCTGCGATCGTTGAGCGGGCTGTGACGGACTGGCACAAGGCGGTATCGCAGCTGGAGGGCAACCCCGATTACGTCTATGCATGGGCGACCAAGGACGAGATCGAACGATTCTTCGAGAGCGAGTGGTTTGAACTCCTCTGCGATATCAACCCCGAATACACCAAGATCCACCTACAGGAGGCAAGGGCATGAACGCAAAGGAATATCTGTCGCAGGCGTGGTACCTGGACAAGCGCATCAGGACAAAGGAACGCCAGCTCGACTGGCTCAGGAGCCATGCCGTCTACGTCTCCCCCAAGCTCTCCGAGGTGCCCAAGGCTCCGTCGATCCGTCGATCTCCTGTAGAGGAGGCGGTGGTGCGCATCACCGAGCTGGAGAATGAGATCAATGACAATATAGCGAAGTTGATGCGGCTCAAGACTGAGATCGCCGATGTGATACGAAGCGTCAACAGCATGGAGTGTGAGACTCTGCTGGAGATGCGGTACCTCACTTTCCTCGCTTGGGACCAGATCGCGTCCCAGCTGAACTACAGCCAGGATTATATCTACCACCTGCACCGGAAGGCGTTGGCGCTGGTGAGGGTTCCTGGGATATGAACGTTGGAATATTCCGAAGTAGTGGATGCTGCAAGCAACCGTATCAGGGCACAAGATAAAAAAAAGTGGAGACCAGCGGATGGGTGGAGAGAGTTCCGCTGGCCTCCGAGGAAATTCACACTAAAGGAGGTTAGAAAAAACTGTTGCTCTGTCCGCATATACAAGCATTGACCGTGCCAACTCTGGCAAGATGCTGAAAATTTGAAGAAATCGATGAATTTCATGTGGATTTGCACGATTGGAAACATCGCCTTCATTCGCTTACCCTCCGAAAGTTCCCTTTTACCTGTGAAGATTTGTTACACGGTGCAGAACGCGCGCAATACCTGCGCAATGTACAAACCGGTTCCCGATAGAGAGGCATCCGTACGCGTGCACAGGAAACCCCGGTATCCCCCACGATCGACGTAGTGCCCTTCCCCGGTCCCGTGTCCGTCCCCGACTGTCTTCCTTTTCTCCCGGAGGATGCCGTGTTTTGGGAACAAGTCAATTCCCGTGGGAGAAAGCAGGGATCCCGCTGAATACGGCTCATCCCGGAACAAAACCCAGACCGGTACATGGTGGGTGTCCATTCCACCTTGTTCCCATCACGTCCTTACTTGGATGTGCTCTGCCCAGGAACCGGAGCGCATCCGTTCCCACGTTCCAGCCGGAGTGAAGGGAACACGTGCTGAAACAACCCGTGGAGCGTTGGCTTATCGGCAATTGCCCTGTATCTGTTCCCATGTTCCTGAAATATCATTTGGTATGAATACCAGTAATATGGGGGGAGAATACCAATGCGGCATGCCCATACGCGCATATACACGCGTATAGGGGTTTTTTGGTGCTTGAGAACGCACTCGAGAACAGGTGCATGGACTGCTCATGAGTGCTCCCGATATCCTTGAAACCCTATCGTTACTTTATCAGAAAATAACAGTTGTGCTCAGGCGGCCATTCACGCTACTGTACACTCAGACAAGTCCAACCGGAAGCTCGGGAAATCCTCCCGGGCTTTCTTTTATAGGTTGGGAGCAGGTCGCGCCCCAGCTGAACTACAGCCAGGACTACATCTACCACCTGCATCGGAAGGCGCTGGCGTTGGTGAGGGTTCCTAGTATCCGATTAAATTTTTTTCCTTTACCGGATATAAGCTTAGCATCTTTCTTGACGCTTATGAATCGTGCCATGAAGATTTTACAGTTGGTGGGATGATCACCTTGGTTCAGGGTGGTGCTATTCGGTGCTATTTGGTGGTATTCAGTGCGACTCTTATTGACAATTGCCCTTATCGGCCGTACATTAAGGGTGGATCATGAACCAGCGTTCGTGATTTTGAGGTCAGCCGCCCGACCAGCCTATGCGAAACGGGCGGTTTTTTCATATATCGGACAATACGCTGGGGTCCCAAACAGGTTGACGCGAGATTTTATCGAAAGAGCGATTGGCGTCAAAACAGGTGATGAATTCTGCTGCAATCTCGCCTGTATTCCTATTACGTCGAAATTCGATGACCACGATGAAGGTTTGATAACAATACGAAACCCGTTTAGATGGTGCCAGTCGCGCTTTCTTATAATCCCAGCCTTGATGGCATCTGACTGGGTGTTCCAGCGTCGGTTGAATCCAATCCATATGTTTTGCCCTATGAAAAGAAAACCGGCCTTGTTTTGTTTTCCCATCATCTTCATAGAAGGCGTGTTTGAAGTGATTCGGCCGGATTTTCACCTCGTACCCATCATGAGTTCGGATTTTCAGCCGACATATCTTGGTTACGAAATAATTCAGGCATTCTTCTTCAGAGGAAAAAGCTCTCAGCTGGGGTGCCTTGTTGTCGTTCATTCAGGTAAGACCTCACGGCGCTTGAGATCGATGGAAAAAACATTGTATTTACGCGTCAATTTTCCGGTGGGCCCGATGCGATGCCCCAATTGATATTCAAATGTCTGGATCAATTCTGTTTTCAATGTTCCGTAGTCGACCGAGTTGTTGATTCTCGCACTTGTCAGACCCAGCAAGAAATCACAGAACTGAAGCATCGGGGTATCCGATGATGATAATGGCTGTATGAACTCAATCACGCCGTTTGTGGTTTTCACAAGGGTACGATACAAATCCTTTAACCTATCGCGATTTTGGTTCAATTTCATGTCACAATACACCCGGTATGATTCATCGCCAATCCAGTGATACAGGGTCTGGTAGTAGAACTTATAAAACCCCAGTTCTCCATCACCGCCATTATACCGCTTGTTGTCTATCAGGTATGAATCGATGCAAATGCAGCGAAATCGGACCTCCCGATGCTCGAAGAACAAATTTATCAGTTCGTGAAAGAATTTCTTCTTGCCCGGATTCAGGACCTTGCTCCACTTGATCTCCCCGAAAACTTCGTGCTCGCTTCGCAATTCTTTTATTTGACGGGTCAGGGTCTTCCTGGTATCAGCATCAAGCCATAAACTGCCGATCAACGCATACTGATCGTGTTCCTTGAGTCTCGTGGTTAATAAATCTTGTCTGCTCTCGTCGCAATATACTTCGATCATCTGATCCTCGTGCTTTACACCATACTACTACATCAAGATTATGCACAGAATACGATGCCTGTCAAATTATGGCTACCAATGGAAACAAACTGAAGAATAGTTGATGCCTAATCATCCTCTCGATATGCTTATGGGCAAGTACGCAGCAGATCCCCAATATATTCCGATAGAAGCCATTCGGCAAAGAATTCACACAATGTGTGAGCATTACCCCGACGACGGCACCTCCCGGTAAAAATCTCCCATGCCAGATAGTTATCTCCCACGAATACTATTTCCATGGGAGATTATCGATAGCTCAAATCTCAAGCAATGGGTTGAAACCCTATTGTTAAAATATCAGAAAATAACAGTTGTGCTCAGTTCGCGTTGTGCGCTACTGTACACTCAGGCAAGTCCAACCGGAAGCTCGGGAAATCCTCCCGGGCTTTCTTTTTATCCCAAGGAGTACCCCCAATGCCCTACAAGCCCAAGCGACCGTGCAGCCACCCGGGATGCCCGAGGCTCACCGACGGACGCTTCTGCACCGAGCATGCGAAGCTGGATGCGCGACGCTACGAGCGCTATCGACGGGACCCGGGTACCAGCAGACGATATGGATCGGCTTGGAGGAAGGCTCGCAGTAAGTTCCTAGCCGAGCATCCCTTCTGCGAGCTCTGCCGGAGCCACGGGAAGCTCACCGAGGCGACGGTGGCCCACCACATCACAGCCGCCAGATATGGTGGTGCCGATGACGAGGCGAACCTGATGGCACTATGCAACAGCTGCCACTCGGCCCTGCATGGGCGCCAGGGGGAGCGCTGGCGCAACCAATGATTAATTTGTGCGCTATATCTAGTGTTATACCTAGGGGGTATTGATTCTCTACACCATATATGGTATACTGCGGGCAGGGGCAATGACGCGTAAAAATTGGAATTCAAACGGGGGATTGACCCCCGCTTTTTATTGAGGGGGCTTGGCATGGCAAAGGATGGCACCAACCGCGGGGGTTCCCGCGTCGGCGCGGGGCGCAAGCCCAAGGCGCTCTCCGAGAAGATCGGCGAAGGAAGAAGCGCCAGCGTGGTGCAACAGCCTGAGCCTGCCGACCTCGAGGGTGTGGCAATGCCGCCGGTCAAATATTACATGACGGTCACCCAGAAGAGTGGCATCGAGTTCGATGCGGCCGAGGTGTTCCGTGAGACATGGGATTGGCTCAAGACCATGCGCTGTGAGAATTTAGTCAGCAGCCAGATCATCCACCAGTATGCGGTGGCAGCGGCCAGGTGGATCCAGTGCGAGATGGCCGTCAGCGAGTACGGCTTCCTTGCGAAACACCCGACCACCGGTGCCGCGATAGCCTCTCCGTATGTGGCGATGAGCCGTGAATATATGAAGCAGTCCAACCAGATCTGGTACCAGATCTTCCAGATCGTGAGGGAGAACAACAGTGCCTCCTACCAGGGGGCGAACCCACAGGACGACCTGATGGAACGACTGCTCAGCGCGCCCCGTCCCCGCTAGGTTATCAAACGGTATTCAAACAATCGAAGGAAATCAAACATGAACCACTACCTCACCTCCGAGAGTGTCTGCCAAGGACATCCTGACAAGCTGTGCGACCATATCGCCGACTCGATCCTCGATGCCCACCTCGCCATCGACGAGCACTCGCGCGTGGCGTGCGAGGTCATGGCCACCAGGGGCCGCATCATCGTCGCCGGCGAGATCACCAGCCGTACCAAGGTCAATATACGCCAAACCGTGCGGACCGCGCTTGCCGAGTGCGGCTACAATCCCAAGGAATTCACCATCAGTGTATTTTTGCACAACCAGAGTGGCGATATCGCCGGCGGTGTCGACCGGGCCCTCGAGGTCAGGGATGCCGAGGGCGGGGTGGATGAGCTGGGAGCCGGGGACCAGGGAACGGTGTATGGCTACGCAACCGACGAGACACCAAGTGGCATCCCATTACCGCTTGAGCTTTCCCACCGCATCTGTCGCACACTGGACAATTGCCGCAAGAACGGCACCATCATGGGTATCCGAAGCGACGGCAAGGCGCAGGTTTCGGTCGAGTACGAGGATGGCATTCCCGTCAGGGTTGCGGCGGTCATCGTCTCGGTGCAACATGAGCCGGACAAAAATGTGGAATGGCTCAAGGGAGAGATCCTCAGGAAGGTGCTCTACCCTACCTTCGGGGATTTCCCGTTCGATACGCACACCCGCATCCTTATCAACCCGTCGGGTCGGTTCGTCGAGGGAGGGCCCGCCGCGGACACCGGTCTTACCGGGCGCAAGATCATGGTCGACACCTATGGGGGGCTGGCCCTGCACGGCGGGGGCGCCTTCAGCGGCAAGGATGCGACCAAGGTCGACCGGAGCGGAGCCTACATGGCACGCATGGTCGCCAAGCACATCGTGGCCTCCGGCCTGGCAAAGCGCTGCGGGGTTTCGATCTCGTACGCCATCGGCAAGGCCGAGCCGGTCGCGGTGGATGTGCACACATTCTCGACTGGGAAATTCCCAGATGAAAAGCTGGCCAAAGCTGTGCGCGATGTGTTTTTCCTCAATCCCAGCGATATGATCGAATTTTTGGATTTGCGAAAGCCGATCTACCGAACCACAGCCTCTTACGGTCATTTCGGTGATAAGGCAGTTCCGTGGGAGCGTACTGACCCATTCATCGCGGATACGATCAAATTTGAGCTGGAGAATGATTTTTAAGCAACATCCATCGACCGATAGTCGGTGAAAGGTTAGGAAACACACCATGAGAATCCAGAAGATGAACCTGTCGGACCTCAATCCGGCCACATACAACCCCCGCAAGGCGCTCAAGCAAGGGGATCCAGAGTATGAGAAGCTGAGGAGATCGCTCGAGCAGTTCGGCTATGTCGAGCTCATCGTGGTCAACGTCGCCAACGGCAACACCGTCATATCCGGCCACCAGCGGCTGAATGTGCTGAAAGACATGGGGGTTGCCGAAGCGGACTGCATCCTGGTCGAGCTGGATGCGGACAAGGAAAAGGCGCTGAACATCGCCATGAACAAGATCAATGGCGAGTGGGACAAGGACAAGCTGGCCCTGCTCATCACCGAGCTGCAAGGCCAGGATTTCGACGTCTCGCTGACCGGTTTCGATCCGGCCGAGATCGACGACCTGTTCAAGGATTCGCTTGCCGACGGGGTGCATGACGACGATTTCGACGTGGCCTCCGAGCTCGAGAAGCCTGCGGTCACCAGGAGCGGGGACCTGTGGAAGCTGGGAAGGCACCGCCTGGTGTGCGGCGACAGCACCAGGGCCGAGACCTTCGAGCTCTTGATGGCGGGTGCCAAGGCGAACCTGGTGGTCACCGACCCGCCCTACAACGTCAACTACGAGGGTACGGCCGGCAAGATCAGGAACGACAACATGGCCAACGACGCCTTCCTGCAGTTCCTGCTCGATGCCTTCACCAATACAGCAAAGCACATGGCCGACGATGCCTCCATCTACGTGTTCCATGCCGACACCGAGGGGCTGAACTTCAGGAAGGCATTCAGCGAGGCGGGCTTCTACCTGTCGGGGACCTGCATCTGGAAGAAGCAGTCGCTGGTGCTCGGTCGCTCGCCCTACCAGTGGCAGCACGAGCCGGTGCTCTTCGGATGGAAGAAGAAGGGCAAGCACCAGTGGTACACCGGACGCAAGGAATCGACCATCTGGGAATTCGACAAGCCGAAGAAGAACGGCGATCATCCCACGATGAAGCCGGTTGCCCTGATCGCGTATCCGATCATGAACTCGTCGATGAGCAACACGGTCGTGCTCGATCCTTTTGGAGGCAGCGGCAGCACGCTCGTCGCCTGCGAGCAGACCGAACGGTCATGCTGCACCATCGAGCTGGACGAGAAGTACTGCGACGTGATCGTGAGGCGCTACATCGAGCTTGTCGGATCCTCATCGGGCGTATCCGTGCAGCGCGACGGGTTGGACTACAGCTACGGGGAAGTCGCCTCCCAGGAGGCCAACGATGGATGAGCTCACCCTGGTCGCAACGATCTCGGCGATCCTGTTCGGCTCGGGCGGCATCGTGCTGTGGCTGCTCAACCGCATGGCAAAACGAAGCGACGACCGCCTGGGATATGCGAAGGACCTGAGGGAGATCAAGACCACCATCACCAAGATCCAGATGGGCCTGGTCATGGCACTGGAGAACGACAAGGTCATCTTCAAGTCGCTGAGGACCCATGAGATCAACGGGGAATCCGAGGAGCAGGAGAAGAAGATGGACGAGTACTTCCTGTCGCTGCTGGGCACCAAGGGGGGCGAACGATGACCCTCGGTGCCATATTGCTCGCATTCGCCGCGTTCCTGGGCCTGGCGATGGAACTGTACAAGAAGGGCCTCCGTCGCGACAGGGCGGGCGAACATGAGATCAAGCTGGTCGCCCTGGCCTGCTCTGCATTGTTCGCATTCGTGACCTACCGGATCGCGCCGGCATCCACGCCGGCCGGGGACCTGAACAGCACGCCCTATCTGGTGGTGCTGTACACCGTGGCGATCTACCTGCTGCAGCTGCCTGCGTGCATGGCGTTCTGGAAACCACTGGTCAAAAAGTTCATACAGGGGAAAGCCGATGAATGACATCTTCCAGCTGCTCATCCTCATCATCCTGGGGCTGCTGGGTATCACACGATTCCAGTCCCATAAGACCAAGGACCTGAAGAAGGATATCCACAAGGCCCAGGATACGGCAACGCAAAAAGAGAGGGAATTGGAGAGGATCCATGAAGTGCACCAGAAGATCACCACCATCGAACAAGAGGCGCCGCCCGGGAAGATCGAACCTCCTGAAAGCGGCGACACTGCTGGCCGTCTTGATCGTCTCAACCGGCTGCACGGGCGTGCCAACGGTAAAGGAGAATGACCCGTATCGCCGGGTCCTGGTGTCGATGGCTCCCGAGGCCCCGGCGATCCCGACCTTCCCAACCCTGAACTGGACATACGAAAACGGTTTGTACTGCATTGCAGAAGCGGATGCCGATGCGCTGCTGGATTATGGGGAGAACGAGCTGCCATTGTTCGCCCACCGCTATGGCCAGTACCTGCGCCAGATGCGCCTCATCCTGGATGCGTTGGCAAAACTGTAGCATGATCGAAAGCCACGATCGTCCCAATGGTCGGCATGAGAGCCAGATGCATATCACCGCCCCGTACGATACTCGAACGCAAGCGAGGCCTGTGCGGCAATGGGGAACGGCAGGTCTGCATAGATCGGGCGGACCTCGTCGGAAAGGTAGAAGGACTGGTTCATCTCGATCCGCGGGACCACATGGAACCTTCTGCCCGGATCGATGGGTATGTACAGCCCGAAACCCAGATGCGGAAGAACCTTGGTGTTGAAATCAGGTTGTGCGTGCGCCGAGGGATTCACTAGATAGGAAGCTCCGATATGGATGAACAGGTCATCATACACATACGCCCTCAGTTCCGTCATTCCCACCACTTCCTGGTAGGTGAAGCCGTATCCGATCCGCTGTGTCAAGCCGAGCGCGAAGGTCTCCGACAGGTCCACCTTGATTCCAGCCTCGGCCGACGAGTACCACGAGAAGAACCCGACACCGGCCGAGAAGCCCGTGTGAAAAGTCGGAGTCGATGCATGGAGCGTCCAGCTGAAGCTCATCAGAAGAACAAGCATGGCAGAGGTCTTTCTCACAGTCGATTCCTTCCTCCAACGTTGGGCTTCTCAAGATGCATACCGACAAGCGGTTTCCCATGGCGTTGATAGTCCATCCAAGGGACAAGGGTTGTCAAGGATTTTAGGGTGCGGCCCTGAAAGTTGAAACACGTCTTGCAATATGAACAAAGTTGAGCGATCAATGCACACTACACGGAGGATATATATGGATGAGATGAATAGAAAACGACTCGAGGTGCTCAGAAAGCAATACCCACCTGGGTGCCTGGTTGAATTGATCAGCATGGATGACGAGTTCGCGCCACCTAAGGGCACCAAAGGGACGGTACTCCACGTTGACGACATCGGCGGCATCCACATCGCATGGGAAACCGGCTCGACGCTGGGGATCATCCCGGGCATCGACATGGTGAGAAAACTGGACGAAGAGATACCTACAAAATAGTGTATCTTATTTGCATATATACACTTGCTATATATCCCCCTTTGAGTGATTACTACAGTACGAACAAAAACACACCAAAGAGAGGTAGAGAGCATGGACAAGACAACACGGTTCGGAATCGAGATCGAGATGACAGGCATCACCCGCAAGGAAGCGGCCCTGGCGGCCCAGGGGGTCCTCGGCGGGGAGCTGCTCTACGGCGGGTCCTACTACGACACCTACGAACTGCAGGCCTCCGATGGCCGCACATGGAAGTTCACCTACGACGGCTCCATCCGCTGCGAGACCAGGGTCCGCGGAACCAAGGTGAGCGCATCGCGCCTGTACAGCGTCGAGCTGGTCAGCCCGATCCTCACCTATGATGCCGACATCGAACAGCTGCAGGAGGTCGTCAGGGCACTGAGAAAGGCCGGGGCCTTCACCAACAGCTCCTGCGGCATCCACATCCATCTCGACGGAGCGGAGCACACACCGCGCTCGATCCGGAACTTCGTGAACATCGTCCATGCGCGCAACGACCTCTTCTACAAGGCCCTGGGCATCGAGGCCCAAAGGGCACGCTATTGCAAGAAGCTGGACGCTCATCTGGTGGAAACCATGAACCGCGCCAAGCCGACCACTTTTGCGGAGATCGAGGACATCTGGTACGCCGGCTACAGCGGCAGCCGGGATATCAAATACCATCCAAGTCGGTATGCGTTCCTCAACCTGCATGCGCTCTTCCATGGACACGGCACCATCGAGCTACGCGGCTTCAACAGCACGCTGCACGCCGGGGAGGTCAGGAGCTACATAGTCCTCGCCCTCGCGCTGAACAGCCAGGCGCTGACGCAAAGCTCGGCGAGCACCAGGAAGCCCCAGGCCGAGAACGAGAAGTTCGCGATGCGCACCTACCTCAACCGGCTCGGCCTCATCGGCGACGAGTTCCGCTCCTGCCGCGAGCAT